CGGCGAGGAACCGGATCCTCATGCGTCCGCGCGCGGTTCGGCGATGGGGAGGAACTGCCCAGGGATCAGGGGATCGTCCACCGTGATTTCGCAACTCCCCCGGAAGGGGTGGCCGGCGGTTTGGACCGCGGCCTGGAGCGCACTCATCGCCCGCGTAATATTGTGGGCGTTGGTGACATCCGTCTCGATTTGCTGGCGCAGGTAGAGATGCACGGTCGTCATGTTCGTGCGTCATCCCTCGACGCGCGGGGTTCGCGCGTGTCCTTGGCCTCGAGCTCCGGGACCGGTTCGTCCGTGGTCACGCTGTAACTGCCCCGCAGCGGCACCCCGGCCGCGACCACGGCCTTCTCGAGGCTCTCCATCTGCGCCATGATCGCCGCGGCCTCGGCGGCCTTCGTGTCAATTTGCTGGCGCACGTAGAGATGCACGGTCGCCCGGTCGGTCGCCGCGCCCTCTTTCGCGTCTCGCTCTGTCGCCATGACTCACCTCGTTTTCGGATCCGGCGCGGGGGGATTGGTCGCCGCGTTGGGCGGCGTGTAATTGGACGGCGGCGGCGTGACGACCGGCGTCACCGAGGTGCCGGTCGACACGGGACTGGTCGGGATCCCGATTTTGATCGGAGCCATGACGGTTACGGATGCGTCCCGTACTTGACGGGATGCGTGCCGGCGTCGAGCAGGTCGCCGTCCGTGCGCGCGAACGCGAGGAACGCCGTCTGCCCGAGCACGGCGTAGAGCTCGTCGAGTCGTCGCAACTCGACTTCGCGCACGTCGCGGATGATGTACTTGGAGAAATCGCCGAACAGGATCGACTTCACGCCGGTCGCCGGCGTGGTCATCGACTGATTGATGATGTAGGGATACCCAAGGATGGTGTCCGGCTGCCCCGCGGTCAGGCCCGGCATCCAGAGCGGCACGCCGACTGTGTCGCCGGAATACTGGAGCACCTTGACCTTCTTGATCATCTTCAGCCCGCCGTCGTGGAACATCCAGCGCCCGTTGGCGCGATACGCGGGGTCGACGGAGTGGATCACGTCGGTCAGGTTGTCCGCGGTGACGGTATTGATGGTGGCGAACGTGATGGCCGAGGACGTCGATGCCGTGACGATGCCGTTGGGCTGGGAACCGGTCCCCGTCGTGAAGTGATCGTTCTGGATGCGCGCGATGCGCGTGCCGAGGGCCGATCCGAGGAACTCCGACACGTTGATCGAGGTGTCCTGCAGGAACTCCATCGAGGCCAGGACGTACTTGGAGCTGTATTTCCAGGCATCGAGCACGAGCTGGCCGAAGGTCATTTCCAGTTCGTTGGAGGTCGTGTTCTCCCCGATGATCTCGCCCTTGTTCGACGAGTCGTTGGTCGTCGGGATGGGCAGCGGCCCGCCCGTCGCCGTACGGATGACGGTCGCCACGGAGCGCATCCCGCCATAGGCGAGGAGCGCCACCTCGAGCGAGCGCATCATCTCGTCCGCGACCGTGTAGCCGCCGGTCGTCGTCGAGGACTGCAGGCCGGTCAGGGCCGCGCGTTCTTCGTCGACGTTCTGCTGCCACGATCGCCGGTCGTCCGCGCCCGGCCGGAACCCGCCCGCGCCGTTCATGCCCTGCCACTCGGAGGCCTTGAGCGCCTGCGGCGCGAACATGCCGATCCGAATGGAGCGCGACTCGAGCGGCATCCCACAGCGCCGCGCCAGGTCGCGGAGTTCGGGGGTCGGGTCCGATTCCGGATTGCCGGCACACATCCAGGCGCGCAGGGCTTCGGTGCGATCCTTGTTGGTGATCGGGCCGCCCGGGCGATACGGCGCCTTACTGCGGCTCTCGGACTGCGGCGGGTCGGCGCGCCGGCCCTGTGAGGGCTCGAGACTGGCGAGCACGCTAGCCTGCTTCTCTTCGCGCTGAATCGCCTTCGTGAGTTTCTCGATGTCGGCGTGAATCGCCTCGAATTTCGTGTCTTCCTCGGGCCGCAACTCGGCGCGCTTCTCGTCGCGCGCCTTCACGAGAATCTGGTCGGCCTCGCCGGCGAGTCGGCCTTTCTCTTCGCGCAGTTCCTGGAGGGTCATGGCGTGTTCCTCGTGGTCGTGCGTGAGGAACAGCGGCGACACATGGCACCGGACACATTCCACGCACGAACGCAAACGGGGTTTGGGTTCGTTGGATGTGGATGCGTCCGGGCATCGCCGGATCGGCATCGTTGGCGCCCGGCAACACGCCGATCATCGTCGGCGCGGCAGTACCGAGCTCTCTGTGTGCGCTGGGGCTAGTGTGCGGCGGGTTTCCGCGGCGACCGACTTTGTAGCACCGAAATCGCCGAGCGGATGACGGCGGGCACGGACGTGCCCGAGTCGCGCGCGATGCGATCGATCCGATCGTAGTCCGACGCCGAGACGCGCACCGAGACGCGCACCGGGTTCTCGACTTCGCGCGGCCGGCCGACTTTCATTTCTGCCACCACGCCTGGTCGCCGACGCGCTGGAGGTCGGGCGTCAGGTGCCGCGCGGCGATGAAATCGGCGTAGGCCTGCCGACAGCCCGGCCAGAAGCCGTAGTCGTCGAGGACGATCACGCCGCCCGGCACCACGTAGTCGTACCACGTGTGCAGGCAGATCCAGACGCTGTCGTACCAGTCCGCGTCGATGTGGAGCACCGCAATCAGGGACGGCCCGGGCCAGAGGAACGTGTCCTCGAACCACCCGGCCCGCAGCGTCACGCGCGCGGGCGCGACCTGCAAGGTCGTCAGGGCGGCGGCAATGGTCTGCGGGGTGGTCTGGTTCGCGCCGGTATAGGCGGGCGCCTCGGGCCCGTCGACCGGCTGCGGCGCCGGCAGGCCCTGGCACGAGTCGTACAGCCAGCAGTGGCGGGACGTGACCGCGGCCATCACGGCCGCGGAGCCGCCCCGCGCCACGCCGCACTCGACCACGTCGCCCGGGATCTGGCGCCGGTCCGCCTCGCGCACGAGCCGCATGAGCGACAGCAAGCGTGCGTCATCGACCACCGTGTAAGGGCGGATGCGCACGAGATCCGCGACGGTGATCACCGCGCCAACCTCGTCTTGTGGACGCGTTGCAGCCAGGCCACGGAAGTATTGCGCTGCTGCGCCTTGTATTCTTGCAATGATCGCAGCGCCACCGACACGTCCGTCTGCGTATAGGCCGCTTTGGCCACAATCGACACTTCTGAGAATTGCATATCGCGCACGACACGGACGGGCGGATGCTGACGGTCGTCCCATTCGAGGCCGCCCGGCATCACGCGAAAGGCAAACGACATACCGCGCACGTCGCCGCGCTGCACGCTCTCGACAATCGCCGCGGCAGACTTGGGCGGATCGATTTCGACGTGCAACCCGTAATTATCTTTCCGTAACGTCAAGGTGCCGGAACGCGTGCTGCCAAGCACGACGCCCGCATCGTGATTCCAGAAGGCAAAGACCTCATCGGCCTGCGAGAGCGTTCGATTGACGGCCTCCGGCGCAATGATCTCCCGGAACCCACCGAGATCCCGCGAGAGCGCATTGAAGACGATCGCCGTGCCGCGCAATCGTGTGGCGCCATCGGCTTCGACCTTGGAATAGCGATACTCGAGATCATCGGCCATCGTGGTTCCCTTCCCGGAATAACTGATCCGCCACCGCCTCGCCGCGTTCTGCCTCCCAGCGCCGCAGCACGCGCTCGAGCGCCGGGGCCAGCGTCTCGGGATCGGTATCCGCCGCCACGAGGCGTAACTGCACCGTGGAGTCCTCCAGCAGCGCCGGCACGACCCGATCCAGGAGCGGCGTCACGTCGCCGCCCTGTAGCCGCGCCACCAGGCGTAACACCGGCCGCAACGCCTCGCGGCAGAACGCGCCGTGCGTGCCGTAGAAGTACTCGACATGTTTCAGGAGTTTCTCCGGCGAGGCCTGCGCCTTCCGCGCGCGGTCCGCTTCGCGCTGCACCAGGCACGCCACCGTGTACGCGACCGCGCCGCGCAGATCCTCGCGCACGCCCTGGAGCGTGGCCTGCGCCGTCGTCCGCGCCTGGTCGGCCGCGGCGTAGGCCGTCTGCGCCGCATCGCGCTCGGTCTCGAGCCGGGTCGCCTGCGCCAGGGCGGCCTCCAGGGCCGCCTGCCGCGCGGCGGCGTCCGTGGTCAACGCGGTGACCTGGATCCGGAGTTCCGCGACGGTGGCCTCGACCACCACGCGATCCTGCTCGGCCCGCTCGGCACGAGCCACCATCACGGAGAGATTGTCTTTGAGCTGATCGTTGTCGGCCGTCAAGGACGTCACGAGGACGTGGCGCGCTTCACTGATGCGGAGGGTCTCCAGATGATCCTCTTGTTCCTTTTTCAAGGCCGCCGTCGCCGTCGTCTCGGCCTGGCGCGCGACGTCCTCGGCGTCCTGCGCCTCCTGGCAGGTATGCCGCGCCAGTCGGAGTTCCTGCTCGAGCTCCTCGATGCGTTTCGCCTGAGCCGGATCGGGCGTCGTCTGTGTCGGCGGCGCGCCTGCCGCGAAGATGTTCTTCGTCGCCTTCTTGGCATCGAGCTCGGCCTGGATGATCTCGTCGACCCGGTCGAGCGGGACCATGTTGAGCTGAATAAACGCGCGATCCCCGCCGGGCAGTTTGTTGCGATTCTCGGCCTCGCGGATCTCATTCGGCGTGATGGCGCCGACCTGGAACTGCTTGGTATAGGCGTCGCTGCGCGAAATCACGTCCCCGCGCAGCAGGCCGTCCACGAGATGCTGGACGAACTGCTGGTTCTTCTCGAGCGACGGAATCAGTTTCGCCGTGAGCTCCTGTTCCCACACCGCAATCCACGGCATCAGCGTCGTCGTGTAGTAGTCGATCGTCTGTTGCTCGATATTGCTGAAGGTCGAGCGCGAGAGCTCGCCGATCTTGTGCGGCGGAATGTTGAACCACCGCGCGACCTCGTTCACCTGGAACTGGCGCGTCTCGAGGAACTGCGCATCGTTGGGCGGAATGCCCATGCGCGCGTACGTGGCGTCGTTGTAGAGCGCCAGGAGCTGATGCGCGCGGTCCACGCCCTGGTGCTTGGCCTTGAGCCCGTCGACGTAGTTCCTGTCCGAGAGCTCAGGCGGCCTCGGGCCTTTATAGGACACGACCCCGCCGAACGTCGCGCCATTGCCGAAGAACGTCGCGCCGAACTTTTCGGCGGCCAACCCGACGCCAATCGATTCGCGCGCCTGCGCGATGACGCTGTACCCGCACGTGCCGTTGAACCCCAACCCGGGCACGTGGATCATGTTCGGCGCGTCGATGATCGTCTCGCTGCCGCTGGGGTTGCGCACGTGATACTGCAGCGGCGCGTCCGCGCCCGCGCGAAACGGCGTCACGCAATCCGGCGTAAGCGGCCAGAACGCGATCGGCCGGTTGCCGGCATCGCGCTCGATTTCCGAATAGCCATTTCCCCACGTCAGGGCGTGCGCCTGGATCGTGCGCCGCCAGACCACCGAGGTCATCTCGGGGTTCGGCGCGTCGTGCAGCAGTTTATAGAGCGGCGAGTTGGTCAGCCGTTCCTTGCCGCCGTTGGCCAGCCGCTTGTAGTGCAGGAGCGGGAACGTGCCGATGTCCGAACTGATGGTGTTGGTCGCGGCCCACACCGACGCGTAATTGAGCGCGGAATATTCCGTGACCGACAGGCCCGTCGCGGTCGAGTGCGTCGGCCCGAAGTGGCCGGAGAGTTCCCGATCCGCCAGCGACCACGGGCCCTGCCAGTACGAGCGCAACGCTTCCACCGCGCGCCCGAGCCGGGTCGGCCGATCCGCGACGACGCGATAGCGTTGGAGTTTGGACATCAAATCCATTCCGACTGGACGTCGCCCACGCGCAGCGTCACCTGGCGCAGCGCGAGGCTCATCGCCGTCGTCGCCGCAATCACCGGATCGATCCGGCCGCGGCTTTTCTTTTTGACGAACATCATGTTGTCCTTGCCGTCGCGCTGGTCGATCACATTGCTCACCGCCCACGCCGTCACCGGACAGCGCCGCGCATCCACGTCGCCGGCGAGAATCAAGGCCTGCATCTGGAGGCACGCCGCGCTCATGCCTTGATAGGTCTGCGGCACGGCGAGGACCTGCGTCTCAGCGAACCCGTCGAGCGACACCAGGTTCTTGATCGGCGTGTCGGCATGCCACGGGTCGAACCCGATCTGGACGATCTCGAACCGATCGCGCGCCTCGAGCAGCGCCTGGCGCACCACATCGTGGTCGATCGACGTCCCCGGCACGGCGGTCAGCCAGCCCTGCTCGACCCACAGCGGATACGGCGCCCGGTCCCGGTGCGCGCGATCGCCGAGCGTGTCCTCGGGGGTCCACAGCCGTTGAATCACGCGCCACGTCGGACGGCCGACGCTGGGCGGGAACAGGAACGACAGCGCGCACAGGTCGATCTTGGAGGCGAGGTCGACGCCGACGAAGCACGGCTGGTGCGCCAGGTCCTCTTCGGCCCACTCGCTCTGGCCCTTGCGCCAGCCGTCAATGGAGAGGCAGGGATTCGAGGCGTTGACCCACAGGTTCAACCGTTTCTGCTTGAACTCGGCCGCCGCGCTCGGCATTGCCTTCGCCTTGAGCGCCAGCCGCTTCATGTCGTCCGGCTTGACGGAAATGCCGTAATGCGGATTCGCCTTGATCCAGGTCGCCTCGTCCAGCCAGTCGTCCTCGAGGTCCGCATGCGCGATGCACGCGAAGAACGAGGCGCTGGCGAAGTCGTCGAACACGCCCTCGAGCACCTTCGTGGCGTACTCATGCTGATCGCCACAGACCGAGACCAGGTCGTCGCCGGCCGTCGTGATCTGGTAATGCAGCGGATTGCGCCGCGAGCCGGTCGCGCTTTCCATCACGTCGAGCAGGTTCCGCGTCTTCATCGCGTGGAGCTCGTCGGTGATGATGCAGTGCGGATTCAGCCCGTCCAGGGTGTCGGAGTCCGAGCCGAGCGGCTCGAGCTTCGACATCGTCGCGTCGTGGTGGATGTTCTTCACCTGGACGCGCAGCCGCGCCTTGAGCCCGGAGGACGCGACGAGCTGCTTGATGTCGCGGAACACCATGTCCGCGGCCTGCTTCTCTTTCGTGGCGATGCAGTAGCCCTCGCTGCCGGCCTCGCCTTCAAAGAACGTTACGTAGATCGCGACGACGGCCGCCTCGAGCGACTTGCCCGTCTTGCGCGGGAGTTCGTTGTAGGCCGTCGTGAACCGGCGGAAGCCGTCCACCGTCCGCCAGCCGAAAATACTGCCGAGCCGAAACTTCTGGAAGTCACTGAGCGCGATCGGCTGCCCGGCCCACTCCCCTTTGTAATGCGTCAGCTTCTCGGCGAACCGGAAGAACAGCTCGGCCTTCGCCACGTCGAACAGATACGGAAACGCGGCCGATCCTTCGCGCGCGCGGTCGCGCTGATGCCGCACGCACGCCAGCCGGTGATACTTCCCGGCCGGTACGGTGCCCGACACGACCGCCTGCGCGTAGGTGTCCACGGTGTTCATCCGAACTCCTCGAACGGATCCTCGACCGGGGTCGCGACCACGATTTCCTTCCCCATCGGCGCCAGCCGGAACCGCGTCAGCCCCGCCTCGACCCGCTGCAGCATCCCGCGATACTGCGGCAGCAGGTCGTGCGCCTGCTGGTCCACCGTCAGCCCGTCCGCGAGAATCGTGCTGAGCATCATGCGCTTGACCACGATGGCCTCACACAGATCCCGGAACGACAGCGCCGTGCCCTCGGTCAACGTCCGCGCGGCCAGCGCGTGCGGCGCGAGCTCGTCCCAGACGTCTTGCTGAGGTTTGGGCAGATCGTGCGGGCGTTTGACCGGCGGCAGCGGCTCGTTAACGGCCACTTGGTCGGGTTTGCCGTACGTGCGGACACGACCCCCGTGCAGGGCCAGAATCGCCGCCCCTTTGGGTTTCGCGCCCGCCCCTGGTCTAGCCCCACCCTTCGGCACGATCGTCGCTCCTATGAAATCCTCTGAAAATCTAGGGGCATCCTAGGCCTCAGAAACCATCCAGATTTTTCCAAGGC